AGAATGAGAGAAAGGGAAGAGAGATATTTGTCCTGTGCATCATTAGTGTCAACGGATGACGGTGATATATCAACATCACGATACATACCACCGATTTGTTTCTTGCGCAACTCATTACCCATCATTTTAACAACGTGTGTAATACGTTCACAAGATTCTAAATCTGTTGCTGTGTAAGGAATAACAATGTCCTCTGCTGGTACAAACTTTGATACGGCTCTTTGTTTTACACCTTCGTAGTAAACTTTTTTAAAGGAACTGCCCGCAAGCGGTAAGTGAAATAACATTTGATCAAGCTCATGATCATACTCTTCCATGTCATAGGTTATCTGATAATTCATAAACTCTTTGACACGTTGAGCTTGTTCTTCTGTTTGTGGTGTAATCTCTCCTACTATCTGTGTACGGACAGGTCCTTCGGGAGGTAGTAACTCTTTGTAAGCTTGCGCTTGAAATTGTGTAACTGTTTCTGCTAGTAGTGGATGTGTAACACCACTTGCACCAGCAAAAGGTTTTGATCTATCTTCGTATTTAAATCCTAGTAAGTCTAATCCGTCAGTATATGCTTTTAGCCAATCTGCTCTTGCATCTTTGTCGTATTCGTAATCTTTCATTAAGCCAGCGGCTAATGATTGTAATTCATCGTCTGGTATTAAGTCTGCTAAGTTAGCGTTGAATGCTCCTTGGTCCGTGGTGTCTTCTGCTGGATTAACGATTGCTGATCCATCTTCCAACATCAACGCATCACCTTCCATTACAGGTGCATCTATTTCTTGTGCAGAGTTAGGTTCTATCTCTAGATTAATTTCTTCGTTTACTTTTTCTATAGCCATTAGTCTGTTTTCTTTTTGTTAATAGTTATACTCTCTTCTTTTGAGCCAGCGCCACCAATACCTGCTAGTATTGATAAAATTTTATTTATGTTTGCTTCAGATGTATCGTTTTGACTTCTTGCTATTTGTAATGCAACTCTTGTTCTAATGTCATCTGTAATTGTTCCGTATGTGCTTTCTTTAAACGTTTCCGGATCACTTGGATCATACTCTGCAATTCTTTTAGCTTCGTCGCCTCTCATTGCTTCACCCATAAGTTGCTCAGCCATCTTTTCTATATCACCAACTGTCATACCTTTTGGTGTTCCTTCTTTGTAGCCTATCGGTGTTAGCATATCATTGATATTCATTATACCACCCTCTCTCATGCTCATACTGTATTCTCTAAATAAGTCTGCTTCTATTTCAACTATTTTATCGGTGTCACCTTTTTCTCTAGCTTCTTGTAGTAAAGCCATCAGTTGTGCAACTCTATCTGATCTAGCCATTATCTATCTCCTATTGGTTTTATCGTGTCAAAGATACTAGCGATGCCACCACCTTTAAATGTTTGTACTTCTGGTTTTGTCATGCCTAGTGTTTCAACTAAAGTGTCTGGTACAGGCATTAAGTCAGCACCTATAGTGCTAGGTCCACCGAAGAACAATGAAACAAATCTTCTAGCTAAGTTCATGACCACTGATCTGCTTGCTATGTTTTTTGTCTTGTTCATAAATCTTTCAACAAACGTTTCTGCTTTTTGTGATTCTGGTAAATCTAATTTTGAAACTTCTTCAAATGTTTCTTTAGCTACATTAGTTACATTTATTCTTTCTGGTTTATTCCCTCTTGTCATAGGAAAAAGACCAGCACTCTTGAATACCTCTGTTAGTTCCGCCGGTATTTTGTTGTATCTCATGTTAGGAGGTAACTTTGCATTTAGCTGTCGTAACGCAGTGCCATCATCTGTACCCATTCTTTGCATAAAGTCCATAGCTTCAGCTCTAGTAATAAAACCTTCTTTCATTGCATCCATGGCTACACTTGTAGGTGTAATGTCTGAAGCAAATGCTGGAGTTGGAAACTTAGACGTGGTTGAAGGACTAATCTTCTTCGTCTTTGGTTCAAAATCTCCAAAAGGTGTATCTGATATATCTACCATGTTTCTCCTATGTTGCTAGGCGGCTCTCGCCGCCATGCAACCAAACCAGTCAGAGGTGTGTGCGTTGGCCGACTGGTAACTCATTATGTTCTTCTGCCTGCTCCAAAACCTTTTACAGTAATTAAGCCGCTGTTTGGTGATTTGTCGATTGCAACAGTTTTATTTTTTACAACCATGCCACCTTCTTTCAATCCTTTTGCTTTTAGTTTAGCTGTAGCTTCTGCTAGGCCACCGCCAGCCGCTTCCATTATTTTAACTTTTGGTTCACCTAATTTTCTTTTAGCTTTAGTTACTTCATCAACTTTTTTTTCAAGTTTCTTTTCTTTCATTAGTAATACTCCCTTTGTTCCGTGTTTCGCGGTTCATCGTAATAGTCATCGGGAAGTTTTACAAAATTGCCTTGACGGTATCTCATGAGAGCTTGCGTAGTTGAATCTACGTAGTCATCATGATCGCCAAAAGGGAACGCCGCACACTCCTCTATAACGTCTTCTGCCCATCTTTCATCTGGTACCCAAACTTGGCCAGACTCAAACATAGGCGCTACTGAATTAACCCTTACATGTTTATCATTACCCCTGCTCGGTGTAAAGTTAACAACAGGTATTCCAGATGATCTTAGCTCATCTGTCAACGGAAGTCCAGAAGCTTTTGCTTCCACGATCACCGTTTCGGGTTCCCAGTATTTGTATTTATCCATAGCGATTTTTTTAAGTTCTGTAAACTCCCATCTTCCTTTTTCTGCATCTAATAGTATTATCTGCGGATTACCTTTGTTTGGGTGACTGAACACGCCCCACGTTGTAATAGCAGAATAGTCAGCGGTTTCTTTTTTACTAAATGCAGTGTCATACGATTGTATCACATGTATAAGATCTGGCACATCTTCTTCTTCCCATAGTTTCCACCACTCACGTTTAATTATACTACCTTCTTCAGAGGTTGGCTTTTGTTGCCACTGCGCTTGCCACTTCTGTTCTGTTAGTGATGCCTTTGTTGTTTGTAATGTATCGATGTCCCAGTATTCTGGCCAGATAGGTTTGTTGCTTGGTAGTATCGCAGGAAACTCTATTAACTCCCACTGGTCTGCTTTTGGTTCTTTTGCCTGCGCATCTATCAATCTGCCTGTCAAATCTTTTACACCCCAACGTGTCATAACGATGACGATAGCACCACCCGGCTGTAAACGTTGTCTAGGTCCAGATGTATACCACTCGTATGCATTGTCAAAAGCTGTAGTAGATAATGCATCTTGTTCCGAATGCGGGTCATCAATAATGAGGAGGTCTGCACCACGACCAGTAATACTAGATCCAACACCCGCCGCAAAATACTCACCGCCTTTGTTCGTCTCCCATCTACCTGCCGCTTTACTGTCAGCAGATATAGCAACTTCACTAAAGACTTGTTTGTAAATATCACTGTCAATAAGGTTTTTCATTTTACGTCCAAATCTCACCGCGAGTTCTGTGTTGTGTGTGGTCTGTATAATCTTCAACTTGGGATTATTCCCAACTAACCATGATGGAAATAAGAATGATGCGAACTCTGACTTTGTATGTCTTGGTGGCATATTTACAATCAAACGTTTGATCTTACCACTAGCTATGTCTTCAAATTTTTTTGCAATTTTTCTGTGATGATAACCAGATATGAACTCTGGCCAAACATGTCTGACAAATGGCAGAAAATTTTTCTCTGCTCTCTCTAGTTTTTTAATATGCTCTAAGATTAGTTGTTCTTGCAACGTAGCGTTTGTTTGCATAATTTTTTATATATAATATTTTTTTGGGACTCCCAAATACTATTTAGGGGGGTACGTATTTAGGGGTGGGGGTATCTGTCAAACAGTGTATGTGTGCGCATATGTAGTGTAGCTTGTATACTATTTAGGGGGGTGGGGTAGCCGCCGGAGGCGGAGCCCCCTAGATATAGTAGTGTTGCATTTTTACAACACAAGATGTAGTACCGCCGGAGGCGGAGCCCCAACATGTAGTATGGTTATGGTAAAGTAACTACTAGATATAGTACCCGCCGGAGGCGGCCCCAGATGTAGTAGGTCCGCGGAGCGAGGACCACTAGATGTAGTAGGGCGAAGCCCCCTAGATATAGTATGCCGCCGGAGGCGGAGCCACTAGCCCTAGTACCCGCCGGAGGCGGCTGCGACCTTATGTCACATAGACCTATATGTAGTAGGTTTGGGTAAATCTTCGCGGTGAAGATACTAGATATAGTATGTTGAAAACCGCTTCGCGGTCAAGGGATTAAGAAAATAAATAAGTTGTTAATAAGTGCCAATTTTCGCGGTCAAAGGATAGCGAAGCGCCGACGCTGTCGGCGTTTTCCAAGAGTTCGCGCCCTTTATTCCCGTCGTATAATTCAATGATCGCGCGCCTTGGATCGTTAACTAAATAATAATTTATAGGATTTTGTGAAAAGTGCTTATAATTCCAGGATATTTGTAACGGACTTATTAAGACCTTGTTTTGTTTT